AGACCTCCTCAAGATGGACAAGGTTACGGAACTCCCTATTCAAGTCGTCTTCCAACATCTCAGCTATTTAAAAGACAAGCTCGCACATGATCACGTTCAATAACATAGTCGAAAGGTTCAAGGTATTTGCGGATGCGCACTTCTTTGTGAAGTCGTTTTCGTTTGGGTCACCCGATGACGTAGACCTCTCGAAGTTTACTTCGTTTCCGCTTATGCATCTCGTATATACGGGAGCTACATACGACGCAGGAACGAAGACCTATAACCTCGAGGTATATATCCTCGACGTGCCAGCCGATAAGACGAAGAAGACCGACCGTCAAAAGGAGGTGGTTAGCGATGCGGAGCAATGCGCAGAGGATATTATTGCGGACATTAAAAACGGCGGGAACATCTTCCTCTTTGCTCAGGATTATGAAGTAGTAAACGCCACGACTACACCCCTGGAGGAAGAGACGAAGAACGTACTCTCCGGCGTTCTCTTGGATTTGTCCGTGGCGATCCCTTACGAGTGGGACGCTTGTAACGCACCTATCGACGGGGTAAGCCCCGAAGGTGGAGACGAAGTAGCATACGCGCGAAGGGGCATCCTCCGAATGTTGACGCAGGACGGATCTACGGACGTTCTTTCGGTGCGCACAATCAAAGTAACCAACGGCACACTTACGGACGATGGAGACGGCGTAGTTACTTTAGATACGGGCGGAGCTTCGACGCTAGTGGCTTTAGACGACGTACAAATTACCAACCCGTTCGAGGGTCAAAGTATCCGATGGGACGACGGTCTGCAGCGTTGGGTAAAAGACGGTCGCACAACTGCTCTCTTCGATGAGTTTAGAAAAGGCTTAGAGACAACGGTCAAAAACGGCGCAGGCACGGAGAGCGAGTTAAAGCTAGAGCAAACGAAGGCAACCGTACAGACAGGGAAAACCAAGGTCGTGTTGACCGAAACGTCACCCGGTGATATTGAGTTTGTTGTAGCGACTGACGCGGATGGTGACACAGCGTTTACTGCGCTGCATTTGGACGGATCAAGCACGGCCAATGTAGCTGACCTACTTGTAAAGTTTGGCACTTACTTTAAATTCGAGTACGGCAATTTTACTCAATGGATACGCCCCAACTCAGGCGCTACGCAAGACACCACAATCATATTACCAAGTACAAGCGGCGTTTTAGGTCGAGCGGAGGACATACCCACCAGCGTTACTGATTTGACGGATGTAACGAGCGCGGGCAGCGGTGCGATTATTACCGATGATGAACGCACGAAATTGGAGGGTGTTGCTCCCTCTGCAACTGCGAACGAAACGGACGCTTTTTTACTTGACCGAGCAAACCACACAGGAACGCAGGCGGCGAGTACGATCAGCGACTTTGACACCGAGGTATCAAACAATACCGACGTAGCAGCAAACACGGCAAAGGTTGGCATAACCACCCAACAAGCTGACGACATTACAGCAAACAACGCGAAGGTTTCTCTCATTGCAGGAGGTACGACGGGGCAAGCCCTCGTGAAAAGCACGGGGACGGATTACGACGTAGAGTGGGCTGACATTGCCGTTGACGTGCAGTACCATCAGCGGTACGATACGGAAGCGGGCACGCTACGTTCAGGCGCTACGGAAACGGTCGAGCTGTACTATACGGCGCAAGCTGACGGCGACGGCTTAAGCGAATCAGCATCAAGCGACACGCCAAGCGCGGGCAATGTGATTCGGCGCAAGTTGTGGTACGCTGAGAAAGCGCAGGCTGACCCCGACACGTCAGGTGATTGGACGCAGTTCGCTGACATCGCCGACGACACGGCATACGCTACGGCAAAGGCGACGCTATTGGCATACCTCAAAGCACGCACAGGCGGCACTGTACCGATAAGCCTGAAACAAACGTGGGAGGATGTTGCGCCAGCTACGTTATTACTTGACACATACACAGGCTCGGCGGCGGCTTATTCCTTGCGTTTACTATCCAGCACCTACTCAGGCGATGCGGTCGAAGTTTACAACGGCACTTCGTATGCTGACATCGGATTTGCAGATGGGGAGCTTGACACTACGGCTTTAGCTACGCATTGCGGAAGTAACGACGGGTTCGTATCGAAGTGGTACGACCAATCAGGCAACACGAACGACGCGGCGCAAACGACGACGGCGAGTATGCCGAAGATTTACGACGGCACGACGGGCGTGGTGACGGAGAACGGGAAGCCTGCGGTTGAGTTTGATGGGTCGAATGACGGTTATCTACTTAATACTTCAGGTCTTGACATTGGTTCGCTTTCTTCGTTTACCGTCGGCAGAATGATAACAATATCAAACGCTGTAATGTTGGGTTTAAGCGGTTCAGATGGGAACAAGCGTTGGTACGCGCCATTCATAGCAAGCGGAAACTTCAACTATGGATACGCCGACAGTGCAACAGCAATAACAACGACACAAGACACCAATCAAAACTTGCACACAATGATTGCAGGAACAACATTGAACGGTGTTGAAGCGTGGCTGAATTCAACAAGCGTAGGGACAGCTACCCGAACAACGGGCGCTGCATCGGGGCAAGACGGAATCGCAAATTTAGATGAAGCCTTTTATGCCAATTGCAATGTCCAAGAGGTAATAATTTACGGTTCTGACCAATCGAGCAACCGCACGAACATCGAGGACAACATCAACACCTTCTATTCAATCTACTGATGCAGTACATCATAGTTCTACCAACCGCCACGCAGACAAGCGAACGAAGAGCGTACCAAATCACGCGAGAACTTTACAACATCTCGCGGCCCGTACTTATTCAGGCAGAAGGGGAAGCGGCTTCCACCGTTTTTCCAATTGTAACGCATCCCGACGGCGTACAGAACGCGCTGCAAGTGGATACGGATTACGTTATTAAGGTACACGAAGCTGCAACGCTTGAGAAGTTGGTGGCTTGCTTTCCCGAGCTTACATCCGAGGAACGGTATTCGCTCTCCGCATACGTTCAAACTAATAACAAGTTCCCGTTCGGACACATCGTACCAAGCGATACCACGATTCGGGATCAACAATACATGATTGACCATGGCTGGTTTCCTGAAGAAGATATCTAAGGTTTTACTCCTTCTCGTTTTGGCGGCAGTAGCTATCCCGGTGGGGATTGTGTTTACCGTCCTCGACTCTTTGTGGTTTACCGCTCAAAACCTCGTAAGAACGATTTGGGGGCTTATATACGGCTTCTTTCGTTCCGTGAGTAAGGTGGTATCCGTTTGTTCGGGTTCGTTCCTTACAGCGGCTCTAACAAAGCGAGGCGTACCCTTCGGTACTCATTCCGTCTCTGCGGTACTCGGAGCCAACCAAAGAGAAAAGACACTTTCGAAGCTCGGTAATTGGTTAACTAACTACCTGGACAGCATCGAGGCGAACCACTGCAAGAAGGCAAGCGAAAAGGCGGGAATATGAAGAACCTCAACGAGGTAATAATTCGCTTCGCCGATGAGGTAGTGAAGTCGGCCCGTCGCCATCTCGGAGGGCGTAGGATCGGCAAGAACAAGAATTACGGCGTAGCTACGGGAACGCTCAAACGCTCCTTGTCTTACCGCGTCCGGGTACGAGGTAACGAAGTGCGGGAGGTTACGTTTGGGGCAAGGGGCAAGGCGAACAAATACGCGGCCTTTTTGCATTGGGGCGTGAACGGCACGGAGAAGAACCAGAAAAGCCCCTTCTTTCGATTCCGCAAACAACCACCCTCTAAAGTATTCTTGCCGTGGATCCGTTCGAAGGGCATCCGCCTACGCGATGAGAAAGGGCGCTTCAAGAAACAAAGCCAAAGCAACATGAACTCCCTCGCGTTCTTAATCGCTCGCAGCGTAAAACGTAAGGGAATCGTTGGCCTTCGGTTCTATGAGAAAGCCTTCGTTGCTGTCTCTGGTCGCTTCAATAAACAAATCGGCGATGCGGTAGCGGAAGACCTGAAAGACAAGTTCAAGTTGAAACTCGGTAATATCACAGTGAAATAATGGCATCTATTGACGACTCACCTTCGGACCAGTGGTTACCCGCAGGGCAGAAACTGATCTTTACAATTATTCCCGATATAACAATTACGGACGATTATCGCTTTATAGTAGAGGTTTTCGAGAATGACACCGTTGACCCTATAGCCAAACTATACCTTACGCCAAACACGAACGAAACCGCTTTCTTTGACTTGTCTGAAGTCGTTTTGGGTCGGGTAGAGGTAGACATATTTAAATACGGGCTAACTTCTACAATCCACTCGCTGAACAATAACGTATTTACGCGAGCGAATAACGGGGTAAAGAAATACGTAGTTAAGATAGGGCACTTTGACGGAAGCAGCGAAAGCACTGCCGAAGACATCTCAGCCAATTACTATCTCCTCGATGGATACGAACAGATCTCCGCAGGACTAGACCCGGGATATAGCGACTATTACGGGACGAGTGCAAGCGAGAAGTTTTGGCTTACGGACCGCGTACCAAGTAGCAACATAATCCACGTAACGGCGGGGATTGAAGATACGGGAGTATTTGCCTTTATCAATACCGACGACACGAGTTCCCAAGTAGGGCAAATAATCGCCGTTATTTACGATAACGACGGAGTAGAAGATGACTCATTAAATTACGTCATTGGAGCCCCTACGGGAGGGCAGTCGCCCGCAGCCGCAGCCGCATCAAATTGGTACGGGACTCTCCTTTATGCATACCTCTACCCGGCTTCTTATATTCCTTTGACAAACGCCCTCAACGCCGTAGCGGGCGGGTGGAGTTATTACGAGCTAATACCAGCAAATTCTTCAGGAGTACAAAGCGGGAACAAGATTCGAGTCACCAATAATTGCCGCTATTCTAAAAATGAAGCGGTACAATTGGCGTGGGCAAATACGCGCGGCGGGTGGGATTACCTACGCTTTAACGGAAAGAAGCAAAAGACGGTTACGAGAGAGGAGAAGACGTATCGAAAGATAGTGGGCGATTACGACGCTTCTTCTTTTTCCTTCGCACCTACAGCGAGAGAAATAAAGCCGTATCAACTCGAAGCGAAAGAACGCTACCAATTGAACGGCATTCTCACTATTGAGGAACTCACACTTATGCAATACTGCATGAGGAGTAAAAACGTAATGGCACGAATCGACGGCTTATGGGTTCCCGTAACCATCTCGACCAACTCGATGCAGGTACAAGAAGAAACCGTTTCGAAGGTCTTTGTTACTTCGTTCGAAGTTGAACTCGCACAAATCATCCGATGCTAAGGCTTACGATTGACGGAAACGAAATAGAGTTGTACGAGAATGAACCCGTCAACCTCTCGTATCAGTTCAGCAACTTGCAAGAAATCAACGCGAGCAGCTCGAACTTTTCGCAGACCTTCCGCGTACCACTCACGAAGAAGAACCAAGATTACTTTGGCCCAGTAAACGAGTTCGGACTGATTCCGGATTGGGATCCCAAGACGAAAGTAGACGCGGAGCTTTCCTATAACACGATTCCCGTAATGCGGGGCTTCGTCCAGGTGAAGGCCATATACGTTCAGAAAGGGAAATATGCAGACGTGGAACTCGTATTCTTTGGAGAGACGGCAAACCTCTCGCGGGATATTGGGGACGGTATGCTTACGGATCTCGACCTCTCCGCGTATGACCACACCTTAAACGCTACGAATATAGAAGCGAGCTGGACGGGCAGCCTTTCGAGCGGGGCGATACGTTACGGCCTACCGGACAAGGGGCAGAACTGGACAAGCGATAATCTTTGGAGCAGTACCAACCCCCTCGAACACGGCGACTTCACACCGTATTTCCGAGCCTCTAAATTATTGGAAGAGATTCTCGATAATGCAGGGTACGAGATGGATTCCACCTTCTTCACGAGGCAAAGCAACCTCTACTTGTTGATGAACCGAGGCAATAGAACTCCGATAGGCGTTGGGGCTGCCTCTCCTGAAAGTGAAACCTTTGCGATTGGGCTTGCTTCGAATGCTACGCTTTTCAATATCGATGGCCCCGAAATAACCGACTTTGTAGAAACATCTCCGTTTTATGATACAAATGGCAATGTTGCATCCGGTGTTTATACCGCGCCTTTTCGGGGGTTCTATACGTTTCGGGCAAACATTACTTACAGCGTTGCCAGCCCCCACAGCATTACAATGGGGAGTATAATCGACGGAACGGCGCAAGTATCCGGAGACCAGGGATATTGGCCCTTACTTGTTCAAGAGTCAGGTTCCGGAAGCATCACCAAAACATCCCACCCGATTCTATTAGATCAAGGCGATACTTTCGCAATTGGTTTTGAGGTAAGTGATAACGGCCATTCGGTAACTTTTACAGGAACAAACCAACTCGCCCCTGGGGGAACATCGCTGGAACTGTTAGAGATAACAGAGCCTCTCAGTGGTCAGACGGTCGACGTAGAAGCCAATATGCCGGAGATGAAGCAAATCGACTTCGTGTCTGGTTTGCAAAAGATGTTCAACCTCGTATTCATCCCGGACAGAAACAATCCGAAGAAGCTCTATATAGAGCCGTTTAACGACTATCTCGCTTCAGGAGCCAAGAAGGATTGGACGAATAAGATAGACCTCTCAAAAGACCTCACAATCGAGCCAACGACCGACCTACAATCTAGGCGGTACGAATGGACGCACTCGAATGGAAAAGACCTTGTGAACGACTTGGTATTTAAAAACGCTTCGCGGGTATATGGTCGATACCGTGTGGACGATCCGGAGAACGATTTCGCTTCGGGTACGAAAGAAATCAAAAGCCCATTCGCTCCGCACGTCGCCTCGTACATACCCGGCACGAATTACGCGGTTCACCGTATGCTCGTGGATACGGAGCAAGCCGATAAGCGAATAAAGAACCCGCTCCCGCGTTTGGCCTTTTGGAACGGAACACCAAGCGGGCAAATCAATTACTACGAAGACGACAACAGTACGCCCGCAACGGCTACGGATTATCCTGCCTTTTCGCAGTACTCCGCCTTAAACGCTACGGTAACGAGCGAAGATTTAGGGTATGGGCCAGAGAAGCCGTTTCACATCATACAAGCCAACCCGTTAAATACGCTTTATTATCAGTATTGGTCGCCGTTCGTAAATCAGTTATACAGTTCCGACGCTCGCAAATTAACCGCCTTCTTCCGGTTGACGCGGGCGGACATAGCTACGTTCGAATTTTCGGATAAGATTTACTTGAAGGATACGTACTGGAGAATACTCTCTATTTCTTACGACGCTACTTCGGATGATCTCGTAAAGGTGGAACTCCTCAAAATGCTTTCGGAGGTTCGCGATTGTCAATGGCTTCCAATTGCAATCAACAAAGCAACGGGCGAAATTCGTTTTGAGAATGCAGCCGGAATGACAACATACTCACTATTACCGGGCAACTCTATTTGTTGTACCAAATACGGTTATGTCTATAATCCGACCGCGCAGCGTTGTTACCAATCTTTCGAGCAATGAGGAATCTTGACAATCACCGTTATATAGGCGAAGCGATTCAATTGCTCCAGGCGAAAGGGGAACGGGTTCGAGTCCCCATTTGGTTCAAGGTATTGGATTGGTTTCTCGCTGTGGTTTACGTTTTAACGCTTTGCTTCATCTTATATAAATCCCTCGAATGGCTAATTCACAAGACATCCTCTTAACGTATAAGACGGATACAGGCGAAGTAACCAAGTCACTCGATGAAATTGTTTCGGGTTTATCGGAGGTAGACCAGAAACTCGATGACAGCGCAAAGAAAACGAGCAAGGTAGGGAAGGGGCTACGCGCGGCTGGTCGCCTCGGCGCTTCCGGTTTTAAGGCTTTGGGAACGGCTATCGCCGCCACGGGTATAGGGGCGCTAATTGGTATCCTCGCAGGGCTTGCCGCAAAGATGGCCGAAAACAAGAAGATCGCGGAAGCGTTCGAGGTAGTTGTTTCGGCTGTGGGAGCTGCCTTCAATATCTTGGTTCAACGTATCGAGCCATTTGCGGGGGCTGTGGTAGACGCTTTTTCAAATCCGGTTGAGTCCATTAAGAAGCTCGGGGATGCCATTAAGCAAAACATCCAGAACCGTATTGACGGTATTCTAAACTTCATCCCAAAGATTGGGGAAGCGTGGGAATTGTTGATGGATGGCAAATGGAAAGCGGCCTCAAAAGTCGCAGCGGATGCCGTGGGGCAAGTGGCCTTTGGTGTTACAGATATAACGGACAAAATAGGAGAAGCAGCGGAAGCGGTTACGGAGTTCGCAAGCGAATACAAAGAAGAAGTTAGTAAAGCGGTCGCAGCGTCTACCGACCTCACTAAGGAACAACAACGCCTCAGAGACCAACAAAGGGAGTTGAACGTAGAGTACGCCGAAGCGCGTGCGGAGATAGAACAACTCAAGCAACAAAGGGACGACGAACGACTCTCCATTGAAGACAGGATTAAAGCGGCGGAACGCGCTGCCGAACTGGATCAACAATTCGCAATGGAGCGGATGCAAATCGCAAACGATGAGGTTGCACTTATCGAGCGCGAAATAGCTTTGCAGGGCGATTCTATCGAACGGCAAGACCGACTCGCAGAGGCACGCATTGCAGCCGCCGAAGCCGCCGAAAGTAGTGCAGCCGTTCAAACGGAATTGATGACTTCCATTTATGGCCTCAATCAAGAGGCTATCGCCATAGAAGAGGAGAAGATTGCGAAAGAACAAGAAGCCGCAGAAGAGCGGAAAAGGTTGCTTGATGAGGAAGCAAAGCTCAAAGAAGAAAATGCGAAGAAAGAGATTGCCGATAACCGAGCGGTTTTGGACGATCGCCTCGCCTATGCGAACGCCTCCCTTGACGCTCTCCGACAATTGAACGACGCCTTCGCGGGAGACAGCGAAGAAGAGCAAAAGAAAGCCTTCCAACGTAACAAGGCTATCGGCATTGCGCAAGCCATCATTAACACAGCCGGAGCGGTCGTGGCTGCCATTAACCCGGCGGTTGGTGGTTTGGGTATTCCTGCGGGTTTACCTGGTGCGGCACTCGCTGCCCTTACGGGTGCGGCACAAGTGGCAACCATTGCCCGCAGTCAATTCGGCGGAGGCGGAGGAGGGTCTACACCTTCCGCACCTTCTCAAACTATATCAGAACCCGCACCGACTACCCCACAACTCGACCTCGGATTTTTAGGGGCGGGAGCAGGGCAAACGGGCTTCCGTACCTACGTCGTCTCTTCGGAAGTATCGAACGCCCAACAAGCCAATCAACGTATTAACGACCAAGCCACTCTTGTAGGATGAATATTTTAGAACTCGTAATTGATGAAGAAGCGGAACTCTACGGAATCGACGCTATTTCCCTCGTAGAACAACCCGCAATTGAGTCGGACTTTATCGCGATGAACGCGCAACTCTTGCAATTCAAGACGCAGGACGAAGAGAAACGTATTGTAATGGGTGCGGCACTCATTCCCGATAAGCCTATTTATAGAAGGAACGGGGAGGAAGAGTATTACGTTTACTTCTCAAAGAAGACCGTCCGACGGGCGATGGAGCTTTACTTCAAGAACGGCAACCAAGCCAATGCAACCCTCGAACACGAACACAAGATTAACGGTCTCCACGTTGTAGAGAGTTGGATCGTAGAAGGCGAGCAAGATAAATCCCGTATGTATGGGCTTGAGGTTCCCGTTGGTACGTGGATGGTATCTATGAAAGTAGAGAACGACGCGATTTGGGAGAAGTTCGTAAAGGAGGGCAGCGTCAAGGGCTTCTCAATCGAGGGGTATTTCGCAAATAAATACGAGATGAGCCGCGCCACCGTAAAGGAGGACAAGCGATACAAGAAGGGAAAGCGCGTAGATATGGAGTCGTATACCGATTATCCCGACGCGGTGAAGAACAACGCCAAGAGGGGCATTGAATTAAACGAGAACCAAGGCAATAAATGCGCTACGCAGACGGGAAAGGTGCGAGCGCAACAACTCGCCAACGGTGAACCCATCTCCGAGGAGACGATTAAGCGAATGTACTCGTACCTGTCACGGGCGGAAGAATACTACGATCCAAATTCGACGACCGAATGCGGGACTATCTCTTATCTCTTGTGGGGAGGCAAGGCCGGCTTACGTTGGTCGAAGTCCAAGCTAACAGAGTTGGAGTTGCTTTGGGCGGTAGAGGTCGAGATGGCACTCGAGTACCTGGAGGAACGATTGAGTAAGGAACAAGGTTCGTAAACCGTTATATAAAAAATCCCTCGAAGATGACACTTAAAGAACGCATCTCCGAAATCTTCGACAAGTACTCTGTAGAGTTGTCGGTCGAAGAGAATGCGGAGGTAAAATTTGCAGTTGCTACGCTTGACAGCGGGCAAGAAATCCAAACCGATGCGGAAGCCTTCGCGGTCGGTGTCGCTGTTTTCGTAGTAAACGACGAAGGCGAACAAATCCCTCTCCCCGATGGTGAGTACACTTTGCAAGACGGCTCTATGTTGGTCGTTGCTGAAGGCGCAGTTTCAGAGATGAAAGAAGCCGAAGCCGAAGTTGAGGCCGAAGAGGAGAAGGAAGAAGAGATGTCCGAAGAACCAAAGGCCGAAGAGGTCGAAGCGGTCGAAGCATCTTCCGAGGTATTGACACGCGAGGACGTTGCAGGTATGATCGCAGAAGCAATCGAAGCAACGAAGGCGGAGTTCTCTTCACAAATCGAAGAGCGCGATGCAAAGATTACGGAGTTGAGTAAGCAGGCTACTAAGAGCCTCTCACGCGCTCCAAAGATGGAGGCACCCGCCCCCGTCGATTTAAAAAGTTTATCAATCCAGGAGCGCGTTGCCGCGATCCACAACCAATTCTCTAAATAATGGCTAACGCTAGTATCGCCGTCGGAACCTACGCGGGTGAAGCGGCACGACCTTATGTTGCGGCGGCAGTTCTCTCCGCTGACTCAATTGCGAACGGTTACATTTCCGTTCTTGAAAACGTACACTCAAAAGCGGTTCTCCGCAAGTTCTCAGGTGTAGCAATGCACCCCGACACGGACTGCGGTTTTGTAACCGGATCCGGCCCGTTGACTTTGGGCGAAGCAGTCCTCGAAGCAACTGCGCTCAAGATCAACGAACAGGTTTGTAACGAAGACCTTCGTTTAACTTGGGAATCTGCGCAGATGCGCGGACAGTCTTCAGCCGCTCCCGCTGACTTCTCTTCTTACGTCGCTCAATACGTGGCTGCAAAGGTTGCCGAAGGCGTAGAGTTGAATATGTGGCAGGGTAACTTCGAAATCGACGGTTCTACTGCCAACGCGAACACTTCGTTCGACGGTATTATGGCAAAGGTTCAAGACGGAAGCGGAACTTACAAGAGCGCAGCCGCCGGAGCTTTTACCGCTGACTCTGACGCAACTACTGGTGTATTGACTCACTTGAATACGCTTTGCACTACTTTGCCTACAGCTATTCAAGGCGACCCCAACACCAAGTTGATTATGGGCCGTGCAACTGCGAACCTTTACTACAAGGCACTTGCAGGTACTTACAACCAGCCGTTCTTGAACGATGGCTTGGTTGCTCGCTACGCTGGTTACGATATCATTACACCCGCAGGTATGCCGGAAGACTGCTTGTTGTTGACGAAGTTGGATAACATCTACTTCGGAACTAACCTCTTGACTGATCACATCCAAGCCTCTGTTTTGGATTTGACTGGTGTAACTGGTGACGACGTTACCCGCGTTATCATGAAGTTCAACGGCGGTACGCAAGTCGTTGATCATGATGGTTACGCAGCGGTTGTTCGCACCTCCTAATTGAATCGGGGAGGGGCTGAAAATCCCTCCCCACAATTCCTCTAACTCATGGCTTGTAGTATTACAGTTTCAGGGCGTTCCTTCCCCTGTAAAGACAAAATCGGAGGAATCAAGCGCGTTTGGATCAAGGCATTCGACGCGGACGATTGGGGTTCAATTACTTCCGGCGTAATTGCAGCGGATACCGCTATTACGGTTTACGGTTTTGAATTGACGAAGAACAGCGGTTCATTCCAACAGACGGTTACGGCCTCAGTTGAGAACGGAACGGTTTTCTTCTCTCAAGTTTTGGAGTTGACTATGCCGAACCTCGGTGCAACGGATAACGAAGAGATTTACGACTTGTTGAAGAGCCGTCTTGCCGTTATCATCCAAGACAACAACGACAACTATATGTTGATGGGGCACACTACCGGAGCAGAAGCAACGGGAGGAACCGTCGGCACGGGAACCGCGAAGGGCGACTTGAACGGTTACCAAATCCAATTGACAGCCGAGGAGGCTATTCCTGCTCCGTTCGTTTCTTCTTCGGACGCGAATATCACCTTCACGGCTGGTTCCTGATTTTCATTTGTTTGGTTCACAGGTTACAGGACGGGGGAGGGCATTAGTCCTCCCTTTTCTTTTTCGATATGATTACACTCGCACCCAATAGCTCCGACGAACAATTTATTTATCTCACGCTTCAAGAGATGAAAAAGGACTTCGACGCGTTTACTCACTATCTCGTTATATTTACGAGCATGGCGAGCCAAGACACTTATGCGATGGTTGGAAACGTAGAGGTTGATAATGCGCGATATACGAAGCTCTCTGTCTTCACTAACCAGCCGCTCGGTACTGCCGGGCGCGTCCTTCTTACGCAATCGGGGCAGTATACGTATGACGTGTACGGGCAAAACTCAAGTACGAACCTCACCCCTACCGATGCAAGCGTAGAGGGCTTAATTGAGCGCGGGACGCTTACGGTAACCGGAGAAACCGGATACGACATTCCTTCTATATCCATCCCGGATAACGTTATTTACTACCAGTAATGGAAATTCTACAATTAGCAAAATACGAGGAGCGTTCGTATCGCGAAACTCCAAACCGAGAGGGCTTCGTCAATTACGGAGACGACAACCTCTTCCCCCAATACCTGGTGGATCTTTACCACTCTTCGGCCACGCACAACGCTTTGGTTACCTCCATTGCTATGATGATTTACGGCGAAGGGTTCGACGCTAACGATTTAGAAGGCCGCCTCGCTTTCGACCAATGGAACTTGAATGACGAACTTCGCAAGGCTTGTTTGGATTTTAAGATACAAGGCGGCTTCGCTCTTGAGGTGAATTGGAGCCTCGACCGTACTACGATTGCAAACGTCTCTCACTTGCCTTTTGAGAACGTCCGTAGCGGCTTCGTAAACGAAGATGAGAAGGTCGAATACTATTACTATTCTAAGGACTGGAGCGACAAGCGCGAGGAGCCGGAAGAGATTTGTTGCTTCGACGTAAATAAGAAGCTTGATCACCCTACGCAGATTATGTACGTGAAGCCGTTTAGCCCGGGGTCGTTCTATTACCCAAAGCCGGACTACATCGGTTCTATTAACTACATCGAACTCGATAAAGAGATTTCGATTTACCACATTAACAACATCCAGAACGGGATGAGCCCTTCGTTCTCGATTCACTTTAAGAACGGCATCCCACCCCAAGAAGAAAGGAACCGTATCCGTATGGACATCGAGCGCCAGTTGAGCGGGGCGGGCAACGCAGGGAAGTTCATTGTTACGTACTCCGACGATCCCGAAAGGAAGCCGGATTTCGAGCCGTTCCAATTGTCGGACGCAGATAAACAATACCAGTTCCTCTCGGAAGAGGTAACGGGTAAGATTATGATCGGCCACCGCGTTACGAACCCGATGATGTTTGGCGTAGCTACTCCCGGCAAGTTGGGCGGCGGTACTGAATTGGAAGCCTCTGCGGTTATCTTCGAGAAGAATGTAATTGCTCCGGCTCGTAGGGTCGTCGAGAATGCCGTTAAAACGCTTCTCAATGCCGCAGGGCTTCAAAGTACTTTGGTGACTTTAAACAGCGAAGAAACCAACCTCGACGGCTGTATGAATTACCTCGATGAGGTAGGCGAAGAGATGGGGGATGAATGGGAGCTAATCGACGAGGTAGAAGTGGACTACGACCTCGAAGAGACGCGCGATGCTTTGTGGGCTTTTGCAACCGTCCCAAGTTCTAAACCCCAAGCCGGATCAGAACAAGACACCGAGATTATCAAAGTACGTTACGCATACGCCCCCGGCACGGTATCCGATAATTCGCGGGAATTCTGTAGAAAGATGGTAAGCGCGGGGCGTGTATACCGTAAAGAAGATATTATCGCTGCTGGAGATAGAGCCGTCAACCCCGGATGGGGGCCAAATGGGGCGGATACTTATTCTGTCTGGTTGTTCAAAGGCGGGGGAGCATGCCGCCACTTCTGGAAGCGACAAACGTACCTCCGCAAGAACAACAAGAAGATCTCCGTAAACCAAGCGAAGAAGCTCATTCGTGAGGCGGGGGTAGATGCCAAACGCCTCCAGGAGAATGATAAGCGCGTAGCACAACGTCCCACCGATATGCCCAATAACGGCTTTTTAAACCCTCGATAAATGGCACTTACAGCAGAAGTACTCTTCGTGAATCCGGACTATATCAAGCGGATCACCAACATAAACGGAAGCCTCGAGGATGCGTATCTCGTGCCTTCTATCATCCTCGCGCAGGACAAGTATATTCAACTGTACTTGGGTACGGATCTCCTCGAGAAGTTGAAGAGTGATATTTCCGGTTCTTCTTTGTCGGGCGATTACGCTACGTTGATGGATTCGTATGTACGTAAAGCCACCCTCTGGTGGACGATGGTAGAGCTTATCCCTTCGTTGTACGTAAAGATGGATAACGGCTCGCTCGTTTTAAGGGTCTCAGAAGACACGCAAGCCATCTCCCCGGACGACTTGCACCGCGAAGTAGAAAGAGCGCGTCAGAACGCACAATTTTACTCGTACCGCCTTTACGAATACCTCTGCAATAACTCCTCTTTGTTCCCCGAGTACAGCTCTAACACGGGCGCGGACATGATTCCACAACCAGCGGACTACTATCAAAGCGGTATGAGCATAAGCGGGCAGAGCCGATACCCACGGCTCGTAGATTTAAAAGCGTATTTCGGATGAGAAAAAGCCGAAAGGAAAACATAACCCTATTAAAGAAGTTTCTCGATGACATCGACCGAAATAGTACTAATGATTCTTCCAAGCGCAATAACAATAGTAGCGGTATGGGTAAACCTAAACCGCGAGATTGAGAAGTTAAAGGGGCGTATCATTCGCGTGGAGTCCGACAAGGACGAATTGAAGGATATGATGAAGGAGGTCGTTAAGGCCGTCCACAAGATTGAATTGATGCTCGCGGAGAAATGAGGTATTTCACCCTTTCCGAATTTGATTCTCCTGACCAAGTAAACAGCGGAGAAATGATGGATTCCGACTTTCTCGCTATGTTGGATGAAGCTCGGGACTGCGCCGGGATTCCGTTCGTTATTTCCCGAGGTGGGGGTTTTCGTACAGTTGCTTACAATCGACAGTTAATAAAAGAAGGCTATCCGGCCTCTCGGAAGTCGTCTCACCTTTTAGGTTTAGCAGCGGACATCTATTGCACGGACAGCCAAAGCCGATACATCATCCTTGACGCGCTCCAGGAAGTTGGATTTACGAGGCTCGGGATTAGCCCTTCGTTCATACATGTCGACCTCGACACAAACAAACCGCAACACCGCATCTGGGTTTATTAAATGCCACGTCCCCGCCTCACCTCTCGCCAGTTCAAAGCCCTTCAAAACCTGAAGAGTAAAGAACGGCGGATTCTCGTAATTGGCGATTTGCATTGCCCGTTCGAGTTAGACGGTTATCTCGAGTTTTGCGTTGACACCTACGAACGCCACTACTGTAACCAGGTCGTTTTCATTGGCGACATAATCGACAACCACTACTCCAGCTACCACGAAACCGATCCCAACGGGATGGGGGGAGCGTATGAACTCGCACAAGCGATTGAACACGTAGAAGCATGGTCGGAGGCCTTCCCCGAGGCGGACGTTATCATAGGCAACCACGACCGTATTATTATGCGGAAGGCGTTTACTTCATCTGTACCGAAGGAATGGATAAAGGACTATAACGAGGTTCTCGGTACTTCTTGGAATTGGGTTGAGCGTATCGAATACGACGGTGTGCAATACGTCCACGGGGAAGGAGGCACGGCGCGAACCAAAGCGAAGAACGACTTTCAATCTACCGTGCAAGGCCACATCCATACACAAGCCTACGTTGAGTGGATGGTCGGGAACAACTTTAAACTCTTCGGAATGCAGGTCGGGTGTGGTATCGACCGCAACAGCTACGCCGCAGGGTATGCGAAGCACTTCAAAAAGCAAGCGATCGGGTGTGGGGTGGTAATTGGCGGACATACCGCCTTTAACGTATTGATGGAACTATGAAAAAGAAACTGAAGGACACCAAATTAGGGGAGTGGTTCAGAAACAAAGCTCCCAAGGCTTTCGAAGTTATCGGCGACGTAGTACCTGGGGGCGACGCACTCAAGGCCATAGGCGCACTAATTGACGCGAGTACGGAGAGCGAAGAGGAAAAAGAGAAAGCGCGGCTAATGCTTGCGGAGTTTGCGAACGCGGATCGCGCCAACGCAAGGAACCGAGAGATAGAAATAACGAAGACACTCAACAAGCGGGATTGGATGCAGTCCTTTGTGGGTATTGCTGCGATGGTGATAGGGATTACTTTAGTCGTTTGGGCGAAGTCCGGCGTTGAGGACAAGGAGATATTCTTCCACATCCTCGGATTCGCAGAGGGTACGCTCGTGGGGCAAGTCGTTAACTATTACTTTGGTTCTTCCCAGAAGTAGAGTATATTAGAGGGCTGTTACAGGTTCAGCTGTTGTTTTACATCGTTTGTACAGGGAGGG